GAAGCGCTGAGTGCTTCAAAAGAGGCGATTCATCCCCCACTTAGAGAAGTGGGGGCATTCTCGCCCCTTTAGGGTAAAGCCTTTGGTTACACTTCATTATCTCAAATGATCTCCGGGGCCCCTATCCAAACAACGATCGGTAATCGCTTTGCAAGCTTCTGGACTCGCGCTGATGAGAAAATGCTATTAGCGGTTTTGGATGGTGTTATGGGCGTAACGAAGGTTAAAAACAGCAAATTCTATGATGCAACTTCTAAGACGCCAACAGACGCAGCTTTCAGTGCCAAAGGTTTTATTGCAGCCATTGGTTTGATGGGCGATCTTCAAGATACTTCATTTGGAGCAATTGCCGTTAACTCTGCTACCTACTCAATGATGAAGCTGCAAGGGCTTATCGAAACTATTCAACCTCAAAATGGCGCTATGCCTTTTGAAGCATATAATGGTTTGCGGATCGTACTTGATGACGATATCCCAGTTGATCTGACTAACAAGCAAAAGCCAACAACAACGTCTTATATCTTTGCTCCAGGAGCAGTTCGTTATTCTAGCGTTTTGGCAAGTACTGAAACTAAGTATGATCCGATCGAAAATGGTGGGACAGATACGATTGTTCAAAAACGTGTAGGAACAATTCACGTTGCTGGCACGTCAGTTAAACCATCATTTGCACCAACTAAGAGCACATTCCCGACGATGGAAGAGTTTGGCAAGTCTAGCACCTGGGAAGTTGTTGATGGCATTGACCCACGCACGATTGGTGTTGTTGCGTACAAAGCCGAGTTAGACCCTGCATTAGTTCCGGGTGCGGAAGTTGCAGCAGGTTCAGATAATTAAGGAAGGACTGAGCTAAATGCTGAACTTTTCGGAGTATCAAAAACTTGATGGACAAGTAACGGATGAAGAAGTTTATATCAAATTGGAACGGGATGCTCTAAAACTTCTGAATGCAGCTACACAAATGTTCTATGTCAAAAATAACATTGATGAAGATCAAGACGAATGGCGAGTAAAGATGTTTAAAATGGCTTTAGTTGCTCAGATTGATTATACAAATGAAGTTGGTGCTTCGACTGAATATGACATGTCGCAAAAAGCTGTTAAAAGTGTTTCCATCGATGGTACTACAGTTACAACAGAGGGTACTTTCAAGGACAGCAGCACGAGAGGGATCTATAATATTGCCTTAGATTATTTATATCAGGCAGGACTCATATTTGGAGGTGTAGACGTATGTTAAAACCGCCAAAAAGCATGTGTAATCAGAGCATTAGAATAAAGCTTAAAGTTGAAGATCCAGAAGATATTTACGGTGATTCTGAAAATTATGACGAGATCATGTTAAATAATTGCGTAGTTCATGCCCGGACTGTTTACGAAGGATCCAACAACAATCGGCAGATTGTGTCCAATGCGACAATCATGTTGTACGCCGGGATTACTACGCCGTTTATTGATTTGACCAAAGATAATCTTGGATCAAAAATTGTTTATAATGGTTTAGAGTACACGCTGACGAACATTAGCGAGTATAGGGACCCTTTCAGCAATGAGATTTATCAATATAAGTTGGGAGTGATTTAATTGGGAATCAAAGTTGACTTTCATAGCGATGCATTGGACAGGAAATTCAGCCATGATAGTTTAGTGCGTGGCCAAAAGGCGGCAGCCAACGAGGCGCACCAAGCAATGGAAAAGTATGTTCCTATGCTTCATACGGATTCTTCCACAAACCTGCGCAGTATGTCATTTGTCAATAATAACGGAACTAAAATCAATTATAGTGCTGTTTATGCCAAAGCACAGTTTTATGGCTTTGTTGGCGGATATCCAGGATATCGAGTTCATAATTACACGACCCCGGGTACTTCCAGGCGTTGGGATCTGCGATTAAAAGGAAATAAGCATGATATTTCATTAGTCAAAGATGCCTTTGTAAAGGGGGCTCAATGGAATGGATCTTGATCTTCAAGAATCATTAGCAAAGTCAATTATAAAAGGGACTGGCCTAAAACTTAAGGTGGCTTACTTGTCACCTGATAGCGATATTGGCTTAGTACCTGTACAAGGATCGCATGTTGTTGAGGCTGATTACTCTGGTAATCAGTTATGGCAGTATAACTATGCGATTACTATTAAAACGAAAAGCGCACGAGAAGCTAAGGAGAAACTCTTTTCGATCAGTAATTACTTGAATAGCTTAGACGGGCTGACAAGTAATAACGATAGTTTCCGATACAGTAATTTAGAAGTATCTAGTGCGCCAAGCGAATTATTAGAAGATGCGACAGGAACGGTAATGTATGAGTTGGACATTGCCGTTTTTGTATATATCAAACGATAGGAGGATGAATACTTATGCCATTAAAAACTGATGTAGTGGCAGATACTACTACAACAAACGGTTTTCAACTGAATTCTACTAACCAATATTTTATTGATACTACGGGAAAGACTGATTTGACGGATATTTCGGGTGCCAAGTGGGCAAAACTAGCAGCGGGCATTTCTTCCATCACGCCGTCAAGCAATGAGACTACCAATAATGATGCATATTATGATGGCGGTGCGTTTGGCTCAAATGACGTTACCGGCAAGCGCCCTCAATGGGCCTTTTCTGGCCATAGAGTCATTGGTGACAAGGGGCAAGATTATGTTGCTTCGCATGAATTTGCCGTTGGGGATGCGCTTAAAACTCGCTTTCTTTGGATTAATACTGAAGGAAACATGATTGTTGCGGAAGTTACCATGTTAAGCATCGTTGTCACTGGTGGTAATGCTAATGCTAAACAGACGATGTCATTTACGCTGGGAGCAAACGGTGCGCCTGTTGTACCACAAGGAAAACCTACACTTAAGGCTGCTGAAGACGGGACATACACCTTAGAAACACTTCAGGCTTAATAATTTACAAACAGAGACGAGAAATGTGAGACGATGAGGAGGAATCTAAAATGGCAATTAATGAAATTAATCTTGATCAAAAATTATCCAACTTGAACAAGGTTGCGATTCAGATTGGTGGTAAAAAGTACAATTTATCGGTTGATGATGAATTATATGCCGATTTTGTAGGGGTTCAGGCAGAAGTTTCGGCATATTTTGCCGAGCTTGATGAATCGATGACTGATGAAGAGTTTGCGTCCATGAGTCAATCAGAACGAAGAGACGTGGTTACTGGTATTTTTGTAGATGTGAAGGAAAAAATGACTGATGTTATTGATAAAGTTCTTGGCGAAGGCGAAGGTGATCGGTTATATGAATACTATGGCAAAAAAACAATTGCGTTATCGTACATTCTAAATGAATTGGCAGAAATTTATAAGAAGTCAATCAAGGCTAAAAAATCAGCTAAGCAAGAAAAGGTGAACCGTTACCGTAGCAAGAGGTAGGTGTAAAGATTGATAAGTCTTACATCTAGGATGAATAGAACAATAGAATACCACGGAAGGGAATACGCGATTGATCTAAGTTTTGATAATGTTTTACGTTTTTTTGAATTGCTCGATGATCCTGATTTTTCTCAGCAAGAAAAAATATTAACCGCTTTTGAAATGTTTTTTATCGACAAAGTAAGCAATATTGACGCAGATTTTATACTGAGAACTGTTCAGATTATTAGCGAATACGTCAGCAGTAATCCTTATGGCAGTGGAGCTGGTGGATCTTCTGATTTTATTCCGGAAAGATATTTTTCATACACTAAAGATGCCGATGCAATTTATGCCAGCTTTATGCAATGCTATGGAATTAGTTTGACGCGTGAGTTATATAAGACGATTTCTGAACGTCTGCAATGGGATGAATTTAAAGCCCTTTTTAACGGCCTGGCGGACGATACGTACATTAGACGCATAATCAATATTAGGCAAAGATCCACTGAAGGATTACAGGGTCAAGAGTTGAGCTCTCTTTTAGAAGCGAAAGATTATTACGCTTTGGATGATGACTATAATGCCGAAATGCAAACCAAGCGTGCCGATGATATGTTTGAGTCACTATACAACATGGCTAGAAATGGAGGAAATTGATTATGGCTGATGGAACAATTACAATTGATATCGATATTCCGGTCAATCAAGCGAAATCTGACATTAGCCTGATTGATCGCTTGCTTTCAAAACTTGGTAAAGGAACCGGGGAGCAGATGGATGCTGACTTCGAAAAGTCAGCACATAAAATGGAATCGGCTGCTAAAGAAACTGGGCATAAGCTAACAATGGATCTTAGGGAGGTTAAGCCTAATGTTAAGGCAAAACTTGACGATTCCGACGTAAAGAATAAAACAAAGAAAATCAAGGATGAGGTTGGAGGAATACCAAAAGAGAAAAAGACAAAGATTGGGGTAGAAGATGGAGTAAGTCCTAAACTTCCGAAGGTAAAAAAAGGGGCTGATGAAACCACTAGTAGTTTTGGCAGATTGAAGGCAACCATAGCCGGTACGTTTATGGGGAGTCTGGCATCTAACGCTATTGGGGCACTTACTTCATCACTCAAAGAGGCCGCTGAAGCTGGAGCTGATTATAACAAGGAACAAGATACAATGGTTACAGTTTGGACGTCTCTTACAACGCAGGCTCCTAAAGACGGAAAGCAGTTGGTTAATTTTATAAACGATGTTTCTCAACACTCTATTTACGCTGCAGATACTGTCAATAAAATGGCGCAGTCATTCTACCACGTACACTCAAACGTTGCTGAGACAAAATCATGGACTGACAGTTTTATAGCATTGGGTTCCACTATGCATATGACAAATGAGCAGTTGGCCGAATCATCTGAAATGTTTGCCAAAATTGAAGCTGGCGGCAAAGCTAGCGCCGAAGATCTTGATGTTATGATCAATCGCTTTCCTATGTTCGGTGAAGCTATACAGGAAGCAACTGGCAAAAGTATGAAACAGTTGCGAGAAATGTCTCAGAAAGGCACGCTGACAGCTGATGAGTTTACTAAAGCAATTGATTATTTAGGCAAGAAGTATAAAGGCGGTACAGAAGAGGCCATGACGTCTTTTCAAGGTATGTCAATGTTTATCAGTTCACACGTTGCGCAGCTTTCCGGAAACGTGCAGAAAGGTTTCTTCGAAATGGCCAAAGGATCGTTGTCCCATATCAGGGATCTTGTCAGCGATAAAAGCATACAGTCTTTTGCTGATGGTATTTCTAAAGCTTTAGCTGGTGTTGCTAGTGGATTTAACTCAGCTTTAACGTTTGTAATTAATAATAGTAAGGCGATAGGTTTAGTGGGCAATGTTATTAAACATACATTTGACGCTGTTGGAAATACATTGTCAATGTTTGCTATGAGTTTTAAATCAAATGTGGTTGGTGTTGTCAGCAACAAACAGATGAACAAAAATATTGACAACCTCAAAAAAAGTTTTGACGCGGTATTTAAGGCTCTAGAGCCTGTAGAACAAGCTATTGGCGGTTTAGTAGGAGTAATTGCTGGTGGTCTTTTTACAAATGCAGTGAATGATGTTAAGGGATTGGCAAAAGGATTTAACGATGTTGGTAATACGGCGTCTGGAGCTAAGAAGAAGTTGGATTTCAGTTCTGTCGCAAGAAGTATTTCAACTTTGGCACAGGCATTTAATGTATGGTATTCGCTTATAGGTCCAATTGAATCGTCATTATTTGAAATAGTAGGAATCATAGCCAAATCTGCTTTTGAAACGTTTGCTGATGTAATTGGAGGAATTGGCAAAGGAATTAAAACGATTGCCGAGAAAATAGTTGATGTTGCGCCTGAAATGAACAAAACTTCAAAAGGGATGGACTCTATTTCAAAACATAAAAACACCTTTAAGGCATTAGGGATTGCGATTGGTAGCATTGCTACAGCCGTACTTGCTGTTAAGGCTGCTGTTGGAGCATGGACAATTGCGACAAAAATTGCCACCGGAGTTCAAGCTGCTTTCAATATTATTTTAAATGCAAATCCGATTGGACTGGTTATTATTGCCATCGGGGCATTAGTTATAGGTATTCGTGAGGCATATAAACATTTCAAGCCATTTCGAGAGATGGTTGACAATACGTGGGGTAGTTTGAAAAAATTTGGGAAAATAGTGAGTGATGTTTCTGGACATGTAGTTAAAGAATTTAAGAAATTGGGGGCTGAATTGGGCAAGAAGTGGAACTCGATTACTAAAACAGCCTCAGATAAGTGGTCTGATTTAAAAGATACGATTATTGACAAATCTAACAAGGCATATGATGCCTCTAACAAGAAATTCAATTCGCTAAAAAAGACTCTGTCAGGAACGTGGTCCGATACCAGAAATATTGCATCTGATAAATGGGGATCGTTAAGGAGTACAATAAGCAGCATTTCTGAATCAACTCGTAAGAATGCTTCAGGTAAATTTGGCAGCTTGAGAGACAGTATGGGAAGTATACTAAGATCAATTAACAATAATTGGCACTCTGTTTGGAACAATATGGCCGGTTTTTTTGACGGTATTTGGAACAGAATTAAGGGAAGTGCTAAAAGTGGTTTGAATCACGTAATTGACTTTGTCAATGGCGGAATTGGCGGTATTAATGGTGTAGTACATTTCTTTGGTGGAAAAAAGCAGTCAATTTCTCCAATTAAAAAATTGGCCAAGGGAGGAAGAATCATAAACTCCATGACAGCTCTTGTCAACGATGAGGAAGGTTCCGTTTACCGAGAAGCTATTTTTCGCAATAATGGTGCAATCGAAGTCCCAAATGAACGCAACGTGATAGCGCAATTAAATCCGGGCGATGCAGTCATGCCGGCTAAGGAAACGGCAAAATTTTTGGGATTGCCTATGTATAAGTCAGGATTTGGAGACTGGATTGGCAAGGCGGCAGGATTTGTTGGAAATGTTGGATCTGATATAGGGGATTGGTTGTCTGACAAGTTTGATGAACTTGAGGATGCTCTTAAAGACCCGTTATCTGTTTTGACCGATTTGTTCAAGCGTGATCATAATAACGCAGAAGGAGTGTGGCACGATTTTGCTTTAGGCGCCGGACGATACTTGCCACGGAAGGGAGTTAGTTGGTTCAAAGGAATTCTTAGCGGTATTAAAAGGAAATATGATTCGGATGGTGGCAACCCAACCGGTTCAGGTGTTAAGCGATGGAGAAAAGTTATTAAACATGCGGCTAATATGTTGCATCAAAACTTGGCAGAATGGCAAATTAATAATTTGTTGAAGCAAATTCAAACAGAATCGGGCGGAAATCCTACTGTTGTTCAAAAAGTTTGGGACGTGAATATGGCCAATGGCAACCCTGCCCAAGGATTGCTGCAATTTATTCCGCAAACTTTTAGCACATGGGCGATTCCAGGACACAGGAATATCAAGAATGGACTGGATCAAATTTTAGCTGCAATTCGTAGGCTCAACGCCATGGGAACATGGAATTACATTGGACATGGTCATGGTTGGCAAACCGGTGGCCATATTTGGGATAAACAATTAGCATGGTTAGCTGAAGATGGTGATGAATTTGTTATCAATTCGAGGCGCGACAATGCAGATAATCTACTCCTGAATGCGATAGCCCAACGAGCTTCTGTCGCTCCTAACAGCCCGTCTGCGAGGTTGGCTAAAATGGTTGATCAGACTAGATTCAGTTCTGTTAATGGTTATGGTATAGCGGTACCCTCAGTAACAGGGCAACAATCACAGGCATTAACGTCGACGGATAATGATAACATTGACTATACATCTCAACTTAAGAGCATAGGTTCAAAACTTGATGATATTATGCAGAAAAAAGTTTTCATTGATGGTTCAAGCTTTTCAAAAAGTTACGAAAAATATGGCGCTGTTGAGCGGAATAGAAGGAATACGATGATTGAAAGGGGGATGTCGATTGACTCAAGAATCTAGGCCATACGGATTTGAATTTAATGGTCGGCATTCAAGCGAGTTTGAGTTGCGTGTATTGGATACTAAATCGGTTACTCTACCCGCCAAGCGAAAATCACAGTTGCAGCTGCCATATCGAACAGGCTACATTGACCTAAGCAATCTCTATGGACTCAATACGTATGATGAGAGGACGGTAACTTTTCCATGCAAACTACCTTATGGACGTTCTGATTTGTCTACCTTAAATCTAAAGCTAACCGAGCTGATGAACTGGTTGATGAAACCTACCGGCAAGATTCTGCTCAAAGACGATGCGATGCCGGGTTATGCGTTTCTCGCAGAAGTGCAAACAGCACCGACAATCGAAGAAGGATGGGACTTTTGCAAAGTTACGATTGTTTTCCAGTGCTACGCATATCGCCTGAAGCGCTGCTACGATGACGTCTGGGACACGTTCTACTTTAATCTTGATGCAGCCTCTAACTTGGAAGTAACGGTTAACGGTCATGAGAGCATTCTGCTGATAAATACAGGGCATAATCGTGTCAAACTTACGATAAACTGTTCTTCTGCCATGTCCGCATCGGTCAATGATACTGTATTTGCCCTCAAGGCCGGAGACAATACTGATGCTTACCTGGAACTGATGCCCGGCGAAAATGTCGTTAACATCGAAGGCACTGGTAAGGTTAAGTTTAAATGGACGGAGGAAGTGCCATGACAAAAGGGTTTAGAATTACGATTCGTGAAGGTTGGAACGGGGCGGAGAAGGTGCTTAACTCGGACATCTTCCCGAATTATCGGCTCGTTTCGGCTGTTTTGTCTAAAAGCACTTCATCTTATGACACGTTCACCTTCACGATTGACCCGACACATGCTTTATATACTGAAATCGATCCTTACAAGTGTTTTGTAAAAATAACTCGTCCAGACAAGAATGTGACTCTCTTCGAAGGGCGAGTTTTAACGTATACGGATAGCATGGATAGTTCGGGTACGGTTGAAAAGCAAGCTACGTGTGAGGGCTTGGAAGGGTTTCTTCATGACAGCGTACAACCGTGGAGGGAGTTCCATAACACGACGCCAAAGGACTTTCTGCAGTCTCTCATAACCGAGCACAATAAGCAGGTCGAGTCCTACAAGCAGATAACGCTCGGGACGGTCACGGTGACAAATTCAACGGATAACGTGTATCGATATGCTGATGATACCAAAGATACGTATGATAACATACAAGACAAGCTCATCAGTCGCTTGGGTGGAGAAATGAGGATCAGGAATGTAGACGGCAAGCTAATGCTTGACTACGAGCCGGAAATCTCCTCCGATTGTCCGCAGAGGATTGAGCTTGCACATAACATGGTCTCAAGCTCACGAAACGTTGATCCAAGCGAGATCGTTACTGTTCTTAAGCCGCTCGGCGCAACTCAAGAACGGCAGAACAACGATGGCAGCACCGATGTTTCAAGTCCGCACTTAACGATCTCCAGCGTTAATGGAGGTAACGATTATCTGCGTGACGATCAGCTGATCAGTCAATTCGGAATCCATGTCAAAACTGAAACGTGGGAAGACGTAACAACGCCACAGGCTCTGCTTGCAAAAGGCAGGGCTTTTCTTAATGCTCAAAAGGCGATTAAATATCAGCTTCAAGCCGGTTATATCGATTTGTCTTTCCTGGAAGAAACTATCGGGATGATTGAATGCGGGAGTTATGTCAGCATTGTAAATCAGCTGGAGGGTTTGTATGCGACGGAACGCATCGTGGCCATGTCGCTTGATTTGTTGGACGTGGCAAACTCAACTTTAACGCTGAGCGATAATCCGATTGATTTGGATACGTATCGATCGCAGAAACGGTCGGAAACCGACGCACAGAAGGCGCTGATCAACAGATTGATAATGCGTCAATCAAAGAGCAACAAGGAAATTGCTGATTTGTCCAAGCAGAATCAACAATTGTCCGACAATTACAGCAAGCTGTCAAGCGATTATGCCAAACTGTCTGAACGAGTTAAACAGCTTGAAAACAGCGGGGGGAATACCCCGGCTTGGACGTCTGGGAACAAGTTCATTGATTTGTCATCAAACAACGGCAGTCAGGCTCAGTCATGGTATGACAGTTTGTATCAATCAGGCGTCAAAGGCCTGATGATCAAGCTGACGGAAGGGTCTGCTGCAGGCAGTGCATATCTCAATCCGCTATTCGATGAGCAAAAGAGCCGAGGCATTGCAGCTAAAATGAAATTTATCGGTGCATATCACTATTTCTTGGCCGTATCCGTTTCTGATGCGCAAGCCGAAGCGCAGTGGTTCTTGAGCAAATTAAAAGCTAAGGGAATACCGACCAGCGCAGTGGTTTCGTGTGACGTCGAAGATGGTTCGCTTACTAAAGACAAGGCCGCGTTGACTGCTGAGGTGGATGCCTTTTACAAGGTGCTGACCGATGCCGGCTATACGAATACATGCGACTATTCAAGTGCGTCATGGTTCAGCAGCCGCTTTGACAGTCACGCCAAATATAAGTGGGTCGCCAGCTGGGGTGCTTCTTCCAGGCCTGCGGGAGCCGATGCATGGCAATACACGGACAAGTACAATGGTGCCATCCTGGACTGCAGCTATAGCTACAATCAAATTTTTGTTTAAGGAGGGATAGAATGACAGTCGATTACAGAGATCCAACGCATATCATGCCCACGGATAGTCCTGTTGATCAATCCAAGGTATCTGAGGCAAATAAAACGTTGGCCAAGTGGCTGCGTCAGAAAATGTATGGTGTTGACGTGAGAGAATCGTTGGCCAGGCTTGCAGAACAGACGTCTGCTGACGTGTATGATGACAGGCAGACGGTTCTTGATTACAAAAATCATGCAAACAACGAGGAGCAAGCGTTGCGCAATTTGGCCAACAAGCTCTCACAGGAATTCAACAGTATTCTGAATTCCAAAGCCGACAATGCCGAAGTCGTTAACGCGCGTATTGATGTATCCGGTGCAGTCTATGAGACGCTTAAGATGCGTCTTGACGCAATGCAGCTGAACCTGAACACTTTCTATCAAACGGGGCAGGTTGACCCGAATCTCCATATCCTGTGTATCAAGGACATCGCAAAGGACAGTGAGAAGCTGCGCCTGTCCCCGCTTGTGCAGATAACGGGTGGGGACGGGTCAGATGGTGATTTGACGGTTACGTCATCAACGCGCATGAGAATTGACAAGATAAAGGATGTGTAAGTAAGCATGGCGAAAATCAAGAAGATGATGGAACTTGAGGAAAATGGCGATGAGCAGCAGTTCTTTCCGCAGACGCACGCTGATGCCGTGCTTGACCTGCACGAGTATCTCAAGAAATATGTAATCCCCGGAGCGGTCAATGGCAAGGACGGCAGAGACGGTACGAACGGGTTAAGCGCATATGACATCGCTGTTATCCAGGGGTTTAAGGGCACGGCGACCGATTGGATTCGTTCTTTGAAAGGTGATAAGGGCGATAAGGGAGAAAAGGGCGATACTGGCGCAACGGGGCCGATTGGCTTGACCGGTGCGACAGGTCCTCAAGGTATCAAAGGCGATAAAGGTGATAAAGGCGATACTGGCGCAACAGGGCCGATTGGTCTGACCGGTGGTACCGGCGCACAAGGCCCTCAGGGATTGCCGGGAGCCGCCGGACCGCAGGGTATTCAGGGCGTGCAGGGACTCGAAGGTGCTACTGGTCCTAAAGGAGATAAGGGGGATACCGGTGCACAAGGCCCACAAGGCGTTAAGGGCGACACAGGAGCAACAGGGACTGCCGGTGCACGTGGGCCTCAAGGTATACAAGGGCTCCAAGGTCCCAAGGGGGAACGAGGAGATTCCGGTGTCACTGTGCCGGCAAACGGGTTCTTTACGCTGACCGTTGATGCCAACGGGGATTTGTGGGCAGTTTCGAGCGGCAGTGATTCTCCTGAATTCTCGCTCGATTCGGACGGTAATCTGTACTATGTTACAAATGAATGAGGTGAGTGAATGACAAAGACGTTAATCGGCAACATCAAAGGGCCTAAGGGAGCTACTGGTTCACAAGGTCCTCAAGGTGTCAAAGGCGATACGGGAGCTACAGGAGCTACTGGTCCGAGGGGACCACAGGGTATACAGGGTCCGGCTGGGCCGACCCCTACAATCGGAAGCAACGGCAACTGGTTCATCAACGGCACTGACACCAAGAGCCCAAGCCGCGGTGCACAAGGTCCTCAGGGCGTACAGGGCGTGCAGGGTCCGAGAGGCGCAACTGGATCACAGGGGCCGACTGGAGCAACCGGTCCGGCCGGTCCGACACCGATAATCGGATCAAACGGAAATTGGTTCATCAACGGTGTCGATACTAATAAACCCAGTCGTGGAATGCAGGGCCCTCAAGGAGTTCAAGGAGTTCAAGGCCCTCGGGGCGCAACTGGGGCCACTGGACCACAAGGCGTTCAAGGCCCAAAAGGTGCTACGGGAGCAACCGGTGCAACCGGAGCCACAGGTCCAACCGGCCCGCGCGGCCCACAAGGACCAGCCGGACAAAACGCAACGACAACGGCAAACGCTACGCAGAAAACTAACGGTCTTATGTCGTACACCGACAAAACCAAGTTGGACACTCTGCAAATAGTCAAAATTACTAAGATAAAGGATGTGTAAACTATGACGTATATCGCACAACTATCAGATGGATCTAACACGCAGTTTTTCCCGCGCACGAGATGGGATGCGCTGCTTAACGTGCCATCGTTGGTACAACCTAGTGCGCTTAAAATTACCAGATGGAATAATGCTGTAACGGCTAAAAATGGATTTTCTCTATCTGATAAGACCTATATTGAACGGGCGGACTTTGTTAACTTTTCACTGCTTGTTTTTTATACAAGCTGGCTTAAATATCCTAAATTGGATGCGTGGAAACTTGTAGAAGCGGTAGCAATTCCATCGTCGATTCTAAACGGATACACAAAAGCCACAGGATTATCAACTCGTTACCGAGTTAATCCAACACAAGACATTTCGCTAAGTGAAAATTTAACGGCATTATGCACCTATCCTCGCCAAGCGATTGCAGCTGGTACCGGAACGGCTATTGAGATGGCGTATTTAATCCATAACTAAGGAGGTTACAGCGCATGTTAATTTACTATTTTGATGAAAAAAACATCTATACTCATACCGACCTCATCGATGATGGCGGTACAGTGCCACAGAACGCAACTACTGTAGCACCTGTTGATTCAAACGGTGTGGGTCTGTACGAGCCTGTCACGTGGCACGCAGATACAAAGACGTGGTCTGGAGCTACTAAAGAGGAGTATGATGCGGCTCATCCGGCTGATACAGTAGCTGTGACGCCTACCGCTGATCAGCAGGCACAGGCTCAGCAGATGCTCGCCATGGCCAACTTGACAAACCAGGTTGCCATGCTGCAGAAGACGGTTGCGACGCTGATGGTTCAGAATGCAGATTCGAAGGAGGAAATGAAGAATGTATAGTTATGATATCGTAAATGAATTTTACCGGATGGGGCTCTTTACCAAGGAGAACGTGCAACTCTTTGTGCGAGTTGGACTGTTCGCCAAAGAGGACTATGCCAAGATGTTCCCTGAGGACGCGCAGACAACGACTGTCTGAAGTATGACGGGAGGGCGGGACGGATTTAATACGGAGATGATGATTTTGGTACATGGATTATGGGGGTTAAGCTGGGGGGAAATTCTCAGTTTGGTGACGCTCATCGGCGGGTTAATCACACTTGGGTCCAAACTGTTCAAGAGTGGGATTGCCAATGTTCTGGCCCCGCTTAGGTCGTCACTCGATGAGCTTAATGTTAATCTGAAGAGATTGAATGGGAATTTCCACAGGCAGGAATCGGAAATCGAAAAAATCAATGAGGATCTCAGACATCATGAACTGCAGCTGCAGGAGCACGATTTGGAAATTAAGAATCTTAAGGAGGATACTAATCATGGGAGATAAAATCAGAAAGGCACTATACAACGCAGACGGAACGCTGAATCGGGGGACGGTAGTCGGACTAGTGTCGGCGCTGCTGCTTCTTGCTCAGCAGATTGCCGGGATTTTTGGACTGGATTTGACAGGACAGATGTCTGCGGTGCAAGACTGTGTAAATACAGTGCTGACAATCTTGACAGTTCTTGGCGTTGTATCTGTTCCAAAGGACGGTGCAACGCATGAAAAATAAGATTAAAATCATAATTGCTGGCCTTGCTTGCGCAGGGCTTTTTTTAGTGCCAATAAGTGTGAATGCTGCTAGATATTATGGGGTTGATAGTTCTAGGTATCAAGGTAACACTCTTAAAAAAGTAACGCCTGAAGATAGCTTTGCTATTTCTCAAATTGGAGGTTACTATAATGGAACATTTATTCCACAAACGACCTATCAATCACAAGTAGCAAGTGGGATTGCGATGGGGTTGCGGATGCACACATATATCTATATGGAAACGGGTTCTAACCAAGTTCAAACCAAACAAATGCTTGATTACTACTTGCCTAAAGTACAAACACCAAAAAAAAGTATTGTTGCGCTAGACTATGAAAGTGGTGCTAGCGCTGATAGGGAAGCTAACACAGATAACGTGTTGTATGGGTTACGTAGAGTAAAAGAAGCTGGTTATACTCCAGTGCTTTACCCTAAAGGGGCGAGAATGCCCCCACTTCTCTAAGTGGGGGATGAATCGCCTCTTTTGAAGCACTCAGCGC